TATTGCTAGAAGAAATACAATAGTTAAACTTCTAAGTGATTGGGGATTGGTTACAATGAAAGGTACACCAGAACCGATTGCACCATTAAGTCAAATCAAAATTATTTCATTCAAAGAAAAAGATGAGTGGATGTTGGAAACTAAATATAACATAGGGAAAAAGAAAGAGGTAGTATAGTGGCATATTCAGATAAAGTTTTAGACCATTATGTAAATCCTAGAAATGTAGGAACACTTGATAAGGATGATTCATCAGTTGGTACAGGTATGGTCGGAGCACCAGCATGTGGCGATGTAATGAAACTTCAAATCAAAGTAGGTGATGATGGTATCATAACAGATGCAAAATTTAAAACTTATGGATGTGGTTCTGCCATAGCATCATCAAGTCTATTAACAGAATGGGTTAAAGGACAAAGTGTAGATGAAGCTTTAAAAATTAAAAATAGTGACATTGCAGAAGAACTTGCACTACCACCTGTAAAAATTCATTGTTCAGTTTTGGCAGAAGATGCTATCAAAGCTGCACTTGCAGACTATAAAGGAAAACAAGAAACAATGGGTAAATGGCAACCTAACTCAGAGTAAATATATAATGGATAACTTTAAAAAATTCTTGTCTGAACAATCAGATGAAAAACCTTATCAATTAGTTATCATCTCACATGATGACCCATTAGACCCAAATGAAACTGCCCCACTTATTAGAAAAAATGCAGACAAGCTTGGACTTGAAGTTCATTTAGTAGAGTTAATGGGATGTTATCTAGAAGATGGTGATGGTGATAGTAAACTTTTATATACATACCCTGTTGATAAAGATGGTAAAGCAAAATTACCAACTATGAAAGTAGATTCTGAATATCAAAAACCAATAGTAATGAATCCAAAAAGTACCTTAATAATGATGAGAGGATTAAATGCAAGAGATGGTTGTGCTTCTTGGTATGTTATGGGAAGAACACTTGAACACGCTGGATTTAATCTTATTAATTCTGTTAGATGTAATGAAATTTGTAATAATAAATGGTATAATCAAATGATGTTTCAAAGAAACAATATTAGAACACCAGAAACATATTTAATTAGACATTCAGAAGATTCAAAAAATGCCACTGAAAAATTAAATAATAAGTATCCAATGATTTTAAAAACAGCACTAGGTTCACAGGGTGTTGGCGTTATGTTTATAGAAAGCGAAAGAGCACTTACTGGTATTGTTCAGTTATTATATAGAGAAGACCCTTATGTTGATATTATACTACAAGAACAAATTAAAACAGATTATGATGTTAGAGTTATAGTAGCGTCAGGTAAAATTATGGGGGCTATGAAAAGACCTATAATACAAGGAGATTTTAGAAGTAATGTATCACAAGGTTCAGAACCAGAAATACATAAACTTACAGAACTTGAAAAAACAGAATCAATAAGGGCTGCAGAATCAGTTGGGGGTACGATTGTTGGAGTTGATTTTATTCCAGCAAAAAATAGAGAAAAAGAAAAACCTTTCTTTATTGAAGTTAACTCAACACCAGGCTTAACAGGTATTGAAGGTGCTGTAAAAATGAAATCAAGCAAAAAAAGTATTACAACAGACATTTTAAATAACATGAAAACTATTTTAAGCACTATTGAAAAAGAAAAGGAGAATAGATAATGATAAATGCACTAAGAAAAAAATATGAAGCTGAAGTTGCAGCTGCAAAAGCGAATATTGATGTTTATATAAACAATCCTGTAGGTATAGGTGAACACCCAGACTTAGTTGGAGCAATGGATTTAGAAATGACAAAGTTGGCAGATGCATCTGATAAACTTGCAACATTGAATTCATTTTACCCAGAAACGGCAGAAGAATTTTTATCAGAAGAAAACAAATAAACATTGACAAAACTTGTTGAACCAGATATACTGGCACATATATTATGAACTTTTATACAAATGTAACACCATGGGGTAATACCCTGCTCGTTAGAGAATATGTAAATGGAGAAAGAGTTAATCGAAAGGTTAAATATTCCCCTACGCTGTTCTGTAAAGTAATCAAAGAAACAAAACATAAAACCTTAGATGGTCAATATGTCACACCTGTAAAACATAATACAATTAAAGAAGCAAAAGAATGGTTAAAGTCTTATGAAGACCAACCACATTTAATCTTTGGTAATACTACATTTCAATATAATTATATCGCAGATGAATATCCTAGTTTTGTAAAATGGGATGTTGATAAAATTCTTATTGTAACGATTGATATAGAAGTGGCGTGTGAAAATGGATTTCCAAACCCAGAAGATGCAATTGAACCATTACTCTCAATTACAATTAAGAATCATCAAAACAAACAAATATTAGTTTGGGGTACAGGTGAATACAAAAACACAAGAGAAGATGTAACTTATGTAAAATGTAAAGATGAAAAAATGTTGATACAAGAGTTTTTATCTTTCTGGCAAAAGAATCAACCAGATGTGATTACAGGTTGGAATACAGAATTTTTTGATATACCTTATGTATGTAATCGTATTAAAAATTTATATGATGAAACAGAAGTGAATAAACTTTCACCTTGGGGTAATGTATCAAGTAGAGAAGTTTATCAAATGGGTAGAAAACATCAAGTCTATGATATTCAAGGAGTATCACATTTAGATTATTATGATTTGTATAGGAAGTTTACATATACCAATCGTGAGAGTTACAGACTTGACCATATTGCCCATGTTGAACTCGGTGAGAGTAAAGATGACAATCCATACGAAACATTCCGAGAATGGTACTTAAAGGACTTCCAATCGTTTATTGACTACAATATACAAGATGTAGAAATTGTTGATAGACTAGAAGATAAAATGAGATTGATTGAACTATGTTTGACTATGGCTTATGATGCCAAGGTTAATTATATGGATGTACTTGGTTCAGTTAAATATTGGGATATACTAATCTATAATGAACTTAGAAAAAAGAATATAGTAATTCCACAAAAAGTAAATCAAACTAAATCTGAAAAGTTTGAAGGAGCATATGTAAAAGAACCACAAGTTGGTTTACATAAATGGGTAATGTCTTTTGATTTAAATTCACTATACCCACATCTGATTATGCAATATAATATTTCACCAGAAACATTAGTTGCAAATGAAAAAGTTAAAAACATGTCTGTTGAGAAAATGCTAAATAAAAGTGTAGACACATCAATATTAAAAGGTGCAACTATGACACCAAATGGTGCTTTGTTTAAAACAACTCAAAAAGGATTTCTACCAGAACTCATGCAAAAGATGTATGATGATAGAGTAAAATTCAAACAGTTAATGTTGGAGGCAAAAAAAGATTATGAAAGAACTAAAGACCCAAAACTTAAAAAAACAATTTCAAAATTTAATAATATCCAAATGGCCAAAAAGATTTCTCTTAATAGTGCATATGGTGCTATTGGTAATAACTGGTTTAGGTATTATAATATTTTGGTCGCTGAAGCAATTACTACCAGTGGTCAATTTGCTATTCGTTATATTGAACGTTCTCTTAATGGGTATCTTAATAAAATACTTGAAACCAATGGAGAAGATTACATTATTGCATCAGATACGGACTCGGTGTATATTTGTTTTGACAAACTTGTTGGCAAAGTATTCAAAGGAGAAACCGACAAATCCAAAATCGTTGACTTCTTGGACAAAGTGGCTACAGATAAAATCGAACCTTTTATTGATAAGTCTTATCAAGAACTCGCTGACTATGTAAATGCATATGAACAAAAGATGCAGATGAAAAGAGAGGTGATTGCAGACAAAGGTATTTGGGTTGCAAAGAAAAGATATATTTTAAATACACATGATGTTGAAGGTGTTCGTTATAAAGAACCTAAATTAAAAATTATGGGTGTTGAAGCTGTGAAGTCATCAACCCCTGCACCTTGTCGTGAAAAGATTAAAGAAGCATTAACTATTATAATGAATGAAGATTCAAAAGTGCTAAATAGTTTTATACAAGATTTTAGAAAAGAATTTATGACACTAAACCCAGAACTAGTTGCGTATCCACGCTCTGTAAATGGATTAAATAAATGGACTGAATCACATAATCTATTTAAGAAAGGAGCACCTATACATTGCAAAGGTGCAATATTATATAATCATCTTATAAAAGAAAAAAAATT